CGCTTTCCCCATTCAAACTTCATCTTTTGAGGCTTTCCAATCTTTGAAGAACCAGTTACATGTAAAGTGCAACAATCAAGCCATTTATCCACACCATCAAAAACAAAGAGAACATTTTCGCCCTCTTCAATCTTTGATTTAACATACAAAACAAAATCTTCGGAATTTGCTTCCGACTTTTGAATATCCAACTCACCATTTTTGTTTCGCACTTCGGGATTCCAAAGAGTAATCCTATCTGTCATTTCATGGTTTTGTCGCCATGTTGGTTCACAACCATCATCCCAGTCAAGAACATAAATTTGCTTATCTGGGAAATCGAGAGCCAAACCACTTTTAACAGTCTTTGGTTCTCCCCAAATACCACAAATAAGACGATTGTTTCTAGCCAATCGTCCTTTTGTTTGTTTTGCTAACTTATCCTTGAATGCAACAACTCTTGCGTTGTTCACCATTCCTTCATCAACTTCAATCTTTTTTCCACTAGTTAATCCCATATTATCACCAAATTAAATCTTCTTCTTCCATTTCAATTTCTTCTCCCCTTAGACGAGTCCATGCCTTAACTAAGCCATGTAGTTCTTCTAAAGATGAACAGACATATCGGGCTTCTTTTGTTCCAATGTGAAGTTTAACCCAATAGGTTCCTGTCTCGTTTTCGTTTTCTTTCCAAGTAATAAAATCAACATTGAATAAATCAATCATATAACTATTACTCTTAATTAAATATCTTTTATTGTATAAATTTTCCATAATTTTACCCCCTTAAGGGAGAGGCTTCGCACCTCTTCGACCGTCATTATCGCCAACGGCTACACAATTGAGTAAAACTCAATCAAAACCAATCAAAGTCTTCCTCAACGGGCTGTGCGACTTCAACGGCAGAACCATGACGAATCACACAATATAGACCTGCTACATTGATAGTGATTGGTTCAACACCTTCATCCGTGGTTCTTTGGCTTGTTCGTCCAACAACGATAACAGAAGAACCAATACCGAAATCAAGAGTCAAATGCTCAGGAATCCAACAGGTAGTGATTGCATCATCTTCATAAGAAATTTCTGCATTTAAATCAGTTAGATTGATAATTCTGTTTCCGTTCTTTGTCGGAGTCATGTTCATGTTGCAGACAGTTCCATCGGTAATGACGAAACGCTCTCTTGAAGGCTGTGATTGCATTTCAATGTGCGCTCTTTCCATTTCAACAAGCGGATAAAGGTGCTTATCAAAATTATCTCGCAAACAACTTTCAAAATCAAATGAATCCATATCACGGTACAGGTCATTTTCTTTTTCCATATCTGCATTCATAGTAAGACTGCTAAAAGTCAAATCCTTCGCACCATAGATGGAAGTTTCATCACCTGAAAGAACACAAAGGAAATGACACCACTCAAAGGTATTTGGCGAGAAATCAACCCCTCCTTGGTTCTTATAGGAAAAGAAATATGGCTTCATTTCACCATTTCCGATTTGACCAAAGAAAATGCCTGTTCGTCGGAACTGTTCCTTTGGGAGAGGCTTACCAAAGAACTCATTCTTTCCACCATTCATGTAGGTTTCTGTTGAATCAAGAGGGATATAGATTCGTCCATCTTCAAGAGTTTCTGCACCATCTGGTAATTTTGAAACAATCTTTTCTTCGTAGGTTCCCTTATGAAATCGAGAGACAGTAAATTTACCGAGAGCATTTTCGATAGCCACGGCAACAATACCCTTTTCAAGAGCATTGTCGGAATCACGCATAAATTCTTCTTTTGCTTGATTTCTGTTCCAAGACATCGTATCACGGGGAGCGTCAAGAGAAACAAAGAATCCAAACGCACTCTTATAGAAAGAGTCATTTGATTTTTCTTCATTACCAGACTTTTGCGCTCGTCGGGTATTTGCGACAAAGTTTCTCCAAAGACCCAAAGCAATCGGGTTAGATGTTTCAATGCCGTTTTCGGAACAAATTTCTTCTAATTTGTTCGTCGCTTCTTCAACGCTCAAGCCGATGACTTTTGCGCCTTCTTCAATTTGGTTTTTAATATCCATTTTTTTCACCTTTTGTTTTTTGTTTTTATAGTAATTGACCCATCATCCATGATACTAACACTTTCGGGGTCATTGTGTTAGAACGCCATTCGCTTTCGCCTAATGTTCGTAGGAATTTAAATTTTGTTGCTGAATCCAGATTTTCTGCATTAATAACTGCGTCATGCAAACCAATACAAATATCCCTTACTGACTTACCATCATACAAGAAATCGTGAACTTTGCTGAGAGCATTTGCATTTTTATTTGTAATTAGAATTAACAATTCGTTATATTCAGTCAAACCGATTTCAAGTTGTTTTGATAGAGGGGAATTGCTTGCTTTAGCCGCTTGCAGTTCGGTTATCCCTCGTCTTAAATCACCATGAAGAGAGTATATAAAGGGCTTCATCTCGTCTGCGGTAAATCGAGTTATTTCTTCACGCTTGAGGATTGATTGTAATACATCAAGCATGACCTCATTAGAGAGAGGTTTGAAATGATAATTTGCACATCTGCTTTGTAATGCAAAGATAATTTTATTTCTGTCATTACAGGTAATAATGAAACGAATATTACTTGCATACCGTTCCATAATACGCTTCAAAGCATTTTGAGCATCAGTAGTCATCCCGTCCATTTCATCAAGAAGCATGATTCTAAACGGAACATCTCCAATAGTTCCGCTTTGAGCATAGTTCTTGATTGTAGTTCGCACCGTTTCTAAACGCCTATCATCTGAAGCATTTACTTCAATAAAATTATCATTAAAATTATCGCCTAATATTTCCCTTGCTATAACCATCCCTGCTCCTGTTTTACCAGTTCCAGGATTTCCGTATAATAGAAGATTAGGAATATCTTTTTCTTCAATCCAACTTCTGGCATCCATTACAAAATGCTCTTGTCCTTTAATTTCTTTAATTGTTTTTGGTCTATATTTTTCTGTCCACAACATTTTTATCTCTCCTTAAAATAAATATTCTTTAACATGCATTTTTATTTTATAGGTGTACCTTCTGCAAAGTGTGCAATAAGTTTTGGTTCTGCCTATTTTGATATTATAGCAGTTAGGGCATTCATAAATTTTACACTTAGGCCTCAAAATAATCACCTAAAAATTTCTGTTGAACATTTATTGGGTCTGTTTTCTTTCTTTTTCTCTTTTCACCGATTTTAAGAAGTCGGCACTCTGCGTGTGTTAATTTTTTCTTTGCCCATTCTTTAAATTCTGGGTCTTTTAATAACTGATTCAATATAACAGGATTTTTAACACCTAACTTGCGAGAAAGAAATGGTATTTTAGAATACTGTCTCCTTCTCGGCATATTTAACCGACCTGCCATGTTTCCTTGATGCGAGTATGCTAACATCTCGTAGAAATATCGCTGACTCCAACGCCTTTTGACGACACCATCTACAAAAATTAGCCTGTTTGGGTGCATATTTTCTGCCAGCCAAGATAGAATCTGTGTATCTGCTGGTTTATTAAACAAAAGCAAGTCTTTAATCAAATCACGATTACTTTCCTTCAAATATTCATAACAAAGAGAATAAGTGTCTCTTTCGTAAGAGAAGGGAGGCTCTGAGTGTGGAGCCATAGTTTCCACTTGATTACGAAGAAAGTTGTTGCTTCCTGCTCTTTTAATTTTGCACATCGCTATGATATTCTTCGGCACAGATTTTTGGTCAATAGAAGTTAAAACTATTTGACCTCTATATCTGCGAAGAATATCAAGGATTGCTTCTTTATCAGGTTTGTAATGAACATCTTCAATGATGATACCCCTTTCAATCGGAAAGGAACCTACATCAAAGTCAATATCATTTGCGTACATCACGATAGGGTCATTCACAAAAGTCTTTGCTTTTGTTGATTTGCCTGTTCCGTGTTTTCCTGTTAGTAGTATTGGTCTTTCTTTATTGTAATTGGTTAATCCCATTCATATTACTCCTTTTAATTCAAATATTCTTTCTAATCCTTCAGCATTACGGTGTTCTCCATGAGAAACCAAATGCACTACTTCCCTAAATACTGTCCATTCGTCCTTTGCATCTGGAAGATTCGGTGTCAT